CACCGGGCTCTTCCTTGTTATAATCATATTGATAGAACACAGGAAGTAAGATATCAGCATTATCATCTTCTATCCACTCGTGTTTAACCATATCATCCTGTACGGTTTGTAAAGGATTAACATAATCAAACTTGTGTCTACTACCTCTATGAAAGGTGAACCCTATCCTCACAGGATATTTATATTTAGAGAACTCTTCTACAAAGCCATCCTTCATATCTTCATATAAAGACTTTGTAGCTTTTCTATAGTTCATTACGGTTTTGCTGGAGATAAAATATTTACCTGTCCATCTCCTACCATTTTTACTTGATGGGACATTGCCCGGTATAAACCATTTAGTCATATATAGTTTTTTTAAGTAGAGGTTTTAATCTAGCATGTACTTGTTCAAAGCTATAATCTCTAACTGCGTCAGATATATCTTTACACATATCTAGAGAACAACCTTCTATACTATAGAGATCTTTATATTTATCTATAGCTTTCTTACCTGCTTCATCATTATCAAATAGAGTAATGATCTTCTTATACTTCTTCTTGAAGTTATCTATGAGATAAGCTTTAATCAAACTATTCTCACTAGAAGGAGCTATAACCTCTACGTTATAACCAAAAGATCTAAGAGACAAAGCATCTTTTAGAGAAGCACATATAACAAGATATGGTTGATCATACTTTAACTGATCAAGCCCTTGGATATAAGACACAACACTAAAGAATTTATTCTTCTTGTTCTTTGGTCTATATATCTTATATAGCTCACCTGCGTTTGTATAATAACCATACATATAGTTATCAGTAATCTTATACTGCTCTAACTTATCCTCATATCTTTTTACAGCATTGTAATACTCTAACGGTTTAATGTTAAACTGTTTAAGTGCAGATGCACCAATTCTAAACTGTAACCAATAATCAGCGTCTACTTGTGTAAACTCTCTAGGTTCAGCATAGTCTATGCTCCACTTAGCTACAGGTTTATTTTCAATCTTAAAATGACCTTTCTCTTTTACGTAAGAGTTGTAGTCATTTATAATCTTGATAAATGCCTGGTTTGCATTAATATTAAACAGTTGAGATATTAAAGTAATAGCATCACCTTGAGCACCAGTAGAAAAGTCTTTAAACTTATACTGATTAGTCTCCATGTATATACACATACTAGGAGTTTTTTCTGTAGGATTAAAGACAGATTTAATTTTTAAGTTCTGTCCCGACAGTTGCTCAGGTAATACTAAATAATACTGAAAGATCCATTGACTAGGTATATCATAATAATCTGTTATTACATTCTTAGTACTAAACATATTATTAAGTTATAAAAAAAGGGGAGCTTTTGCCCCCCTTCTAGTTATTAAAGATCAAAGTCATCACCAACTGAAGTACTTGTTGGTTCAAATGAATTATTCACTTGAGTTACAGGCTTCTTTAGTTTAACAATATGCGTATCAGAATTAAAAGTGATAAGATTAGAATTCTCAACATCCAATCTTTCAATAGGTACACCATCTTTACTACGTTTTGGTAAGAAGAGATCATGGTTTATATATCCATCTTTATTCTCCCATTCTTTACCGCCAATACATGCTTTAAAATAATCACTACCAGAAAAGATATCATTACAACTTGTAATAAAATCTTCAATAGTATCTGCTTCAATCATATCTAGTTCATCACGCTTATTTAAAGCTTCAGCTAGAAAGATCATAGACTTTAGAATCTCTGTATCTCTTTTTATTTCAGTACCACTAGCAAGTGTTACATCCTTAAATGGATATGGACTAACTCTAACTCTACCAACCTGACCCTCATAACGTGGTCCATTAGTATTGTTAACATCTACAAAGAAACCTTGAAACTCACCTTTCATTGGTTCAGTTTCTACGTTTAAATAGATATTCATTGATTCATTATCATAAGGCAGAGGTGATAATACAACAGAGTTAATCTTTACAGTATTCATACCTGTACTAATAACTGGTTTAATCTTACCACCACCTGCGCTCATTTCTTTTGTATTTAACATAGTTTTAATTTTCGTAATTATAAATTTTATCCTTAACCAACTGAAGATCATTTTCAATAAAGGGCTCTTCAAACATTCCCATTGGAGCTTTACAAGTATTTTCTCCGTTATTTACAGTCTCAAAACCATAATCTAAAGTACCATCATCCTTCTTCACCACCTTTCCAAATAATACTATAGAGAATAGTCCTTCTAGAGTAAGAGTATTATCAATCATCTTACCGATTGTTTTAGCCTTTACTCTACGATGACCATTAACATCTGTTGAATCTTCTGAATGAGTCATAAAGAAAACATATAAGTCATCTCTTAGATCTTTAGGTGTCTTAGCAACTTGAGCTAAGTTAGCTGCGATCTGAGTAAACTTATCATACCCTTTCTCTAGAGCTCTATCAAAGTATTCAAAGCTAGACATATACTGCCAATCATCAATAATTAAGTTTTTGATGTGTGGCATCTTCTCATTTACATGAGCCATTGCTTTCAATATACCTGCAGCACTAGAAGCGTTAGTCATATTACCTTTTGGATTACTTTTAGATACCAAGGTATACTTAGACTTCCAACCTTTAAATGGTAGAGGTTTATTAGCAATATTTATAATGAAGGTTTCTTCAGGGTTGAGGTTTCTGATAGCAGTAGACTTACCACTACCAGAGTCTGCAATAATTAATACACTTTGTGCCATTAGTTTAATTTTTTATCTAAAATTGTTGCTATCCTATCTAGTTGTTTAGCTATTGTACCCAATGCTTTAAACATATCCTTTTGATTATCATCAGGATTTTCTAGAGGAGTATCAAAGGTAACTTTTTTTCTTGAATTAACATCATTAATCACCTTCAATTCACTAACAGGAACAAGATATCTTACATAGCCTCTACTACTTTCATGAGCTTCATATTCCTCTTCCCAAAACTCATTATGTTTGTACAGATACAAAGTTCTCTTTGGATCTTCGCATTCATATTCAATGCTTACAAATTCCGTATATAGATCTTCTGTCTTCTTCATTTCACTAGGAAAGAAAGAGACATGAAGTTCATCTTTACCTTTAGGTCTATATGCCATCTTAGGAATAAAAGTGGCTTCAGGAATACCAACCTTTTTAAAATAAGGTTGATGCTCTGTTCTTAATTTACTTATTTTTCTTTTTCTTTCTTCTGGAATCATATTTTCTTCAATTGTTTTACTAAGTATTTTATTACCTATCCTTATTAAATTAGCACTACTCTCTAGTCTTGTATCAAAGAACTTTTTTGTTTCATCTTCATAATGAGTATTAAATTCTTCTTCTGCCATTAGATCTAATATAACAGCATACTGATCTCTACGTAAGTAATGTTTATATATCCAAGACTTTTTAATCCATAAGTCCATACCCATACCATCTTGTACTTTGATAAACTTATTATTCTCATCAGTCTTTTTATTAAATAATACTAATAAAGCTTTCTTATCATTTTTTATTTTAATCTTTTTACTAAATGCATTTATCATCTTCTTTCTTGTGTATCAGGTGTATCCATTTCTTCAATTTCCATCTTCTCAAACTTAGCTTTGAAGAAACTCATACGAGCATCTCCATTCCTTGCTTTTAGAAAATGTAATACTAATGTTCTTTCATCTTCAATAATATATCTATGCGGACCATAAAATCTAATCTTCTGTTTAGCAGGACGGTTAATACCTACTAACATATCTGCATGCTGAAGCATTGCATCTGATCCAAATATATCTGATTCAAGAATATAATTACCATACTTACCATCTATTGCTCTATCAGGATTATCTATGTTACGATTCAACTGAGATAAGCAAATAAATAAACAAGGATAATCACGCTTACACTGAGTAAAGAACTCACCCAACTCAAATAACATATCTAATCTGTTATTCTGGTAGGGTGCTCTCTTTACCAGTATAGAGTGATCAAGAGTAATAATAGTTTTAATACCCTTGTTCTCCTCCATATACATGTCAACCTGTTCCCGCATTTGGTTTACTGTCATCGGTGTTGAGATTATATCAACGGGATACTTGACACGTTGCTTTGCATATTGATGGCAATTATTTAGAACACTAGAATTTAAAGTAGATCCTGCAGAGCATAATTCTTTATAAGTCTTGCCCGTTAAGGAACTAAACTCTCTAATAGCAGAGGTTCTACCAACCATCTCAAATTGAAACTCTAATACGCGGAAGTCTTCAGCAGGATTTAAAATAAAAGATTCTCTTATTATTTGGTCCTTGATCAAAGTCTTACCTGACCCTGGTCTACCACCAATAACAGTTAAAGTATTCCATTCTATACCATCTGTACCCGCATCATTAAACTTAGACCACGGTGTTAAGATAGATCTCTCTTCACCATGCATTCTGTTATTCATGTATTTTAGAGCTTCATTAAAAGCTTGATACTGACCTGCCCATGCTTTCTGTGCCTTACTCATTTAACTCATTTAAATAGTCAACTGCTTTGTAATAGAATTTCTTGCCAGTAACCTGTATTAGCATTTTACAGGTTACAATAGAAGCATGTATAGCCATATCTTTAGGATATTCATATCCAATTAGATCTTTTTCAATGCCACCTTTACCTCTATGATCTTTAATTAAGTTGTTACAAAAAGCAGTAACTGCGCTTTTACTATCTGATTTCATACTACTTTCTCTTTAAAATGATCATCCTCTGTATCCACTCCATCAATAACCATATCACAATAATCTGCTAAAGCAGAATGTTTCACTCTATGCTTATCTTGTTTGGATATAAAGTACTGACTTGTTTGCATATACATATAATCATTAGCACGATATTCATTAACATACATTCTTGTAGCATCAATGATAGTATCCCAATCATAATCATATGTCTCAAAGAACCAACGGAAAGATTCATTAAGAGTCTTTACATTGTTTCTTGCTGGTTTACCACTAGGTAATTTCTTAGCAGGAAAGATCTCTCTATAACTAGATATCTTATCCAAAAAATCTTTACCCATAAGTTGAATATTAGTTTTCTTCTTAGCTTTTAGAAAGTAATTATCTAAATGAATCATTAACTTTCTACCCTCATTAGAAATAACTTTATTCTCATCTATAAAACCTTTATCTAAAAGGTTAGTGTAATCATTAAAATCCTCTACACCTGTTGTTACTTTTTTATAAATACCATACAAAAGTAAACACTGGTTAGGAGTAATCTTATTAACTAATATCTTCTGAAATATCTGCCACATCTTCTATCTTTTTCTTGATTAATTGATATTTATCAATAAAATATCTATCCTTTGCTTCAACATGTATATTAGCTTGTCTAAGCTGATGAACTATTGTGGAATGATCGTTACCTAAGAACCTGCCTATTGCTACAGTAGTATTACCTGCATCTTTAGCAAACATACAAAATATTCTTTTGAAAATCATGTAGTCTCTATTTCTCCATTTAGCATTTAAGTCATTGTAATCTCTTAAATGAGGACAATCCTCATGCATAAACTCTATAATAACCTTAGATATATCTTCCATTTTTAGATATCTCTTGGTTTTACACTCTGTTAGCTTAATTGATTGAACTTTATCAGGCATACTAGTTGTACCATCATAATTTAGATAAAATATATCTATACCATAAACTGTTTTAATATAGTTCTTGTACTGATCAAAGTCTCTCTTAAAATCTTTAGTAAGTTTTACTTCTACCATTCTATTTTCTTTTCATTTTGCGTAATCAATAAATGATTTGCATGTTTAAATATTCTACCACTACGCCAAGTACCACCACTATAAGCAGCAGAAGCTGGGTGTGAGCATTTTAATATATGCTGTTTACTTAGATGACCTTCCCACTTTTCAGCTTTCTTACCCATGAGTATTGCTACCCTATCATTTTTATGAGCATTTAATACTGTAAGTAGATAGTCTGTAAACGGATCCCATATATCATAATGAGAACCAATCTTACCTACTTCTACAGTAAGAGCTGTGTTAAGCATTAGAACACCTTGAGCTGACCAACGTGATAGATCTTTATCCATACCTTCATACTTATTATATAATTCCTTGAAGATATATTGTAAAGACTTCTCATACTTATCCTTTCTACTACAGCTAAATGATATACCATCTGCTACACCTTCTTGCGGATAAGGATCTTGTCCTATAAGAATAACCTTAAGATCA